TTTTAGATTTGCTACGTTAATACCGTACTTCTCATCAAGGATAGAAATAAGCTCCTTTTTAATCGGCTTCTTCCATTCATAAATCTTATTAATGAACTCCTTGGTATCTTTCTTAGTAACGACATCAGTAACGTTAACTTCATATAGAGAAGTTAGCATTTCTGTCAAATCTGATTTAGTTGCAAATGCGAAGTATGGAACATCTTCAACAACCTCTGCCAACGCCTCTTTAATAGGCAAATCTCTTGCAAAAATCATAGAAGAGAGCTTTTGTACGTTTTGGTTATCAATCCAAATAGTAGACATAGAGCTTTTGGCTTCTAATAGTTCTTGACGTACTAATTCTTGTCGGCATACCATTTCATACAAAGATCCGTGCTCCTCAAGATTTACTTTGAACTCTTTTGATTCGGTCAAGTCCGCTAAAGACAGTCTAGTCACCTTAAAGGCTGTTGACATTGCTGAGTTGATTTTTAGTGCACTTCGAATATCTTTGTTTTCTTTAATACTCTCGATGTTTTCTTTAATGTACTCAATGATGTTTGGACGAATCTCTTCAAGATCTTTAAATTCTTTGCTTTCGATAATCCTAGTAGCTTTACCAAAGAAATCTGCTTGCTTTTGCATTTTAGCTTGGTAAGAGCCTAAAGAGTTTCTCTTCTCAAACAAATCTAAAACGTCATCAAAAGAAGTATCTGCATCATTAAATTGACTTTCCTGCAAAGCATCCAAGAAGGAACTAATGCTATCTTCAATTTCTTCTTCGAGTTTTTGAGGTGAAAGTGCTTCCTGCGAAGACTCCACGACGAAATCAGTCAGTCGAAGTGAATCGTTATCCTTGTCATATTTGCAGCAGATTACGTTTTCACTTTCAGATATGAAGGAAACGGATTCATCTCTAGAGTCTACAGATAAAATCTTTAGGTTTTCCCCTAAAGCTCGACCTAAGTAGTCGGCTGCTTTGTGGAGATTGGTTAAGTGCTTGTTGCGGTTTTCGAAAATCATGTATCTAGTCCTAATTTATATACCTTTCTGTATTACATAAAAGTTGGAATCTTTGTTATTGTCCTGCTTTAGGAGGTTGTTGAGTAGGTGGTTCCGCACCTTCAGCGCCTTCCGGGGCTTCTTCGCCACCTTCTTCGCCTTCTTCTCCCATAGGACCCCCCATAGGAGCTCCCATACCACCCATCATGGGATCTGGCTGCATTGCTGCTGCTTCTTCTTGTTGGGTTTTCATTTTGTCTTGTATTTTTTCTATCTCCTCTTCTGCCATTTGATAGTATTGCTTATACAACCATTCGTTTGGGAATAGTTCCAAACCTTTTACAGCTTGTACAACTCTTGTTTTTTGCTCGTCTAATTCAAGACGACGCTTTTCAAACATATCAGATGGAGGGCATAGGTTAAGTTCCACACCTTCGACAAGGGTGGGGGGAAACTTGCGAAGCCTTAAATGTCGACGCACTAAGGTTCCTAGTGCAATTTCAATTTCTCTCTGCATTCGAGTTACAGCTCTTGCGAACTTAACGTCTAACTGAGAGAGATTAGCTTTTCTTTCAGGAGATTTATCCTTTTCTACAATGTAATCCTTAGGTACTTTAAGCGCTGCTAAAAGTTTATCTCTAAAGTATTTTACATCATCTGTTTCTCCCAAGTTTTGAGCCCCTGGAAGTGTTTCGATTTTAGTGTTACTTTTAGCTCTTGTAGGTACAAAGAAATCTTCATCTGTAGAAAGAGGGTTGTAACGCTCACTAATACCTCCGCTTTGAGGATCCCAAAACTTCTCTTTCTTGAACTTCTGCTTAATCCTTTCCATGTACATTTCTACTTTTGAAGTAGGTAAATTACCAACATCAATATAAAACACTCTTCGTTCGGGAGCCCTTGCTAATCGATAGATTAACATAGCGTCTTCCATTAAACGAAGTGATTTCCAAGCCCTAACACCCGGCGCTAAAATAGATTTGCCATAAGGGTAGAAATTTGGATCAGAGGTGTGAATACGGAAGTGTACAATTTGCTCTTTATCCAAAGTAATAAACTTTCCAGAACCTACACCGCCACCATACTGAGCGTCAGGAGCAAAAGCGGTTTTAGGGTCTGGCATTTCTTGAAGAAAATGCTTTAGGTATCCGTATTCATTTTCTACACGGGAGATATAATTAGGGTTCAGAACTTTTACTCGTTGAATACCCGCCTCCGGTTCATTCAAGTCTACAATATTCTCAATAAAACAATCCCCGTATTTCGATACATTTCTGACGATATCCCAAATAAACTCACGAAGTCTAACATTGTGAAGAAAATCCTCAACGGATTCCTTAACCATTTCGTTTTCGGTATTGATTTCAAAAATCTTACCTGTGATGTTTTTCTGGGTTGAGTCATCCCCGTAGATATCCAAAGCAGCTCCGATTTCTGGATACTCATCCATCTCCTCGTACTCCTTGTATCTACGCTTACGCTCGTACTCAACTTGAGGAAGCTTAGGAAGCCCTTTACTTACTCCGATACCCGCTACATTTTCAAAGGTATCAGTTGTTTTTAGTACATCACCAGCGAGCCTTCCGTGTTTCGGTTTACGCCCACGCCTAGCAAAAAACTTTGCAAAGAACCCTGATAGCCTACCAAGGTCTCGTCCTCCAGATGCAATTTTATAGCCTGGGAATTCTGTGTAACTCTCATCTAAGAGGTTATCGTCGTGTTCGTTTAGTTTATCAGCCATGATATATCTTCGTTTGCGTCATCCCCTGAAGTTTTGAAGGGCATGATCATAGGATCTTTTTTATCCTGATCGGTTATGTTTCTTAGAGGTGCCATAGGAGCACTATTACGAATATCATCAAAGACGTATGCAGTTAAAGCTAGGCTCATAACTAGGTCATCATTATACCCAGTGTCAGCTTCCACTTTTCCTGTATCCGTGATAATAAAAGTTAATAGTTCACTTACAGTCCTTTCAGATTTAATTCTAAGTTTAGAGGCTCGAAGTGCATCCTCCAAGGAAGTCAAAACAGTCTCCCTTGTTTTAGTAGTAATCTGTATACCAAAGTCAGCGTTATCGTCTACCCACATATTTTCGTATTCTAAATTTTCGAACAGTTCTTCAATTAAGGCAATCCCTAACCCGTTCCGTTCCACAACAACATGTGCTGTATTGTATTTAACCCCTTCGGCGTAAATTATTTTAGCAAAATCATGAATTGAGGTCTTGTTTGAATAAAATTCGGCAACTTGCTCCCCGTTATACACATCTATAATGTGAAAAGCGGAATAATCAAACTCTCGACCGAATGATGCGTCAACCCCAATAATATATTCACTGTATGGATCTGGCTCTTTAAACACTCGCATCCTGTTAGAATGTTTCAATGAGTATTCAGCAACTTCATTTTCCTTAAGACGTGCGAGTGTGTGTCTATCAATGAACGTATCACCCGTCCCTAGGAACTCGCATTCGTACTCTTGGAGCCACATACGTTCACCGATGTTAGGTTTCATTTCTTTAGCCCATTCTTCGGTGTAATCTGGATGCTCTCTCCACCAAATATCCACTACGTTGAAACTGTTTTTTTGTAATTCCGCGTCTCTGTAAATTTCGTAATACAGATTAGACATTCCGTTCACGGTAGAGATTAAGGTAGCCTTTCCTCCAGTAGAGATTGTAGGGTAGATTGCAGCCCAGAATTCCCGCATCTTATCAACAAATGCAGCCTCATCCACCATTAGATGAGATACAGCTTCACCTCGACCAGCTCCTGCAGGTTGAGACTTAACTCTACTCCCAGTAGTTAAGTACAAGGAGTGCTTGTTCTTTTCCCGTATTCCTGGTTTAAGCCATTTCGGGAGGTCGTCATACATGTTAACCACTCTCGCTAGGAACGCGGTTGATTCCCGGTCTCCAATAGAAACCACCATAATATTGTGGTGCTCTTTGAAAATAATTGACCAGAGGGAGTAAGCGGCACAAATAGTTGTGATGCCTGCCTGTCTAAATTTTCTAATAATATTAAACCTCTTATCTTCAACCTCACCAATTATTCTTTCCTGAAACTTAAACAAATCAAAGGGTATGATGCCTTTAATAGGGTGTTCAATGAGAACATAATTCCTAATAAAGTATACCGGATCCTCTGAACACTTTTTAAGTTCATCGAAGATTTGTTGTTTTGTTAGTACCATAACCAATGTTTTATTAAAGTATATAGAAAATGAAAAAGATCGCTTTTATTCCGTCCCGAGAAAATTTACCTCCTCCTCACCTTTCAGAGTACCTTCAAAATGCCGGTTGGCAAGTTTGTCTCCTTTCTGGGTACTCTAGTATATTTGAAGCGTACTCCGATGCGATAACACTTCATGATATTAAGGCAAAAGATAAAGTAATTATGTGCCATGATGATATTGATATTATGACTGACAAAAAATACTTCAACATGTTTATTGACGAAAAGTTAGATAATTCTGATACAGGTTTTGTAGGGGTTGCAGGTACATGCTTACTTAAACATAGCGGAGTATGGTGGGAGGGTTTAAACCAGCCTCCAGGGCATCTTAACCCTTTAAGTGGTCTTGTGTATCATGGGAAGCCGGGAACGATGAGAGAGACGTACTACGGCACCTGTGGGCAAGTCTCAGTTTTAGATGGCGTATTCCTTGCAACGACAGGTAGAGTGTTACATACAATCTCACTAAAAAAGCCTAAATTCTTTACCGGGGATTGGGACTTCTACGATATTTTCTACACGGCGCAAACATACTTAAAAGATTTAAAAAATTATACTATACCTATATCACTTATTCATAATTCTCCCGGGGATACCAGAGGCAGAGACAGTTGGCATGAAAACAAGAATGCTTTTATTCGCCACTTTAGCGACAAACTACCTTTTTCGGTTACGTAGCGTAACTGATAGCTATAACAATCTTTTCCCCTGCCATAAGTTCATTTGTAGTTTTTTCAATTTCGGAGTCGGGATTATTTCCAAAGGCAGTTATAATAATTTCACTGTTGTTTACCAAAAAATCCTGAGACTCCTTAAACAGCTTTTGCTGCTCTAGTAAGTTTTCAGGTTTACCTTCTTGCATGGTGACGATTGCTTCACTTTGCTCTAACCCTAAAAACAATCTTAATTTTTGGCTCTTTGGGATATTATCAAAATAACCTTGATAGGGGTTAATTATACTATAAGGAATATCTAACAGCGAAAACAAAGAAAGTAGGTTGCTGGATAATCCCATTTCTGGGCACACGTAGATTTTCTTCGGTTTCAAAGCTAATAATAAGGCTTGTATGCGTGCTAACGCTTCATGTTTATCTTTTATCCGTTTGCCTTGTTTGACGTTCGGGAAATTCTTATCCCCGAAAAATCCAACTACCTTCCCAGTCCCAATTGCTCGTTTTAATTCGTCATACATGATACATTATTATTTAGATACCAAACTTACTTTTAGAAGTGTATATAAAGTAGGTAATTTACTATGAAAGAAGTCCCACAAGAAACTGTTAACACTATTTTAGAGAACGTATACTTCGGATACGGAAAAAAAGCTACACTTGGACACCCAAATGTAGATGGTGGAACCACCAACGTAAACTTAGGTAACGGTAACAAATGGGATGTCCCCATTAAGACCGGAA